GATTTAGTTGATTGGATTACAACTGATGGTGAATATCATGATTTTACGACTTCAGGAAATTTAATAGGTATAACTTCTGGCGCCGAATGGTCTGTTGTTGATGTGTATGACATTAATGATACAACAGATAAGAATGCATTCTTGAATGATAACTTATCTCAGAATCAACAGATTGAACAAGCCATTGACGGTATTATTGACTTTACAGAATCAAATCCATTTGGCGACTTCGGTGGTTAATTAAATGTTGAATACTCATTTTTATCACGCTATTACAAGAAAGACAGTTGCTGCTTTTGGGTCTATATTTAATGATATAAAAGTTATTCGTAGAGACAGCGCTGGTGAAGTTACACAAATATCTCGTGTACCTCTTGCTTATGGCCCACGTCAAAAATTCTTAGCCCGCATCGAAGCTGAACCAGATATCACTGAACCAATGGTTGCTATTAAGCTTCCACGTATGTCGTTTGAAATTGTTTCAATGATTTATGACAGTGAGTCTAAAATTAATAAGATGAATCAATTCAAAACTGGTACAATTACAGATGGTAGTCGGGAATCTGTTTATGCGTATGCTCCTTATAAAATTGGTATATCATTAAGTATTATGACTAAAAACCAAGATGATGCTTTACAGATTATGGAACAGATTATACCATATTTTCAACCTGATTATACTATTACTGTAAATGATTTACCGGATCTTGGTTTAAAGAACGATATACCAATTGTTTTAAATTCAATATCAATGGCAGAAGATTATGAAGGTGATTTTCTTACTCGTAGAGCTATTATCTACACGTTAGAATTTGAAACACGCGTAAGATTCTATGGTCCTACAGAAACTAAGAATGTTATTCTTACTTCTTCTGTAGATATTAATGATATAGATACATATGGTTTTATAGAAGAAATAACTGCTGAAACAGTAGATCAAACTGAACAAACTTCTATTACAGGTATCGATACTACTGACGATAATGAAATTACGTGATGAATAAGAATAAAACTGATATAGATGACGATTATGAATTTGCTAGAGCAAAATATTATAATTTAGCAGATAAAGGCGATGAAGCTATTGAACTTATGATGGAATTAGCGCGTGAGTCTGAACATCCTCGTGCGTTTGAAGTACTTTCTAATATGATGAAACAAAATGCAGAGATTGCTGATCGCTTAATGGAATTACAAAAGAAAAAGAAAGAAGTTCAAAAAGCTGATAATGTACAAGCATTGCCAAATAGTATGACGCAGAATAATGTTTTTGTTGGATCTACAACTGACTTACAAAGAATGTTAGCTGCAAAGTTTGAGGAAAAAGCCAATGTCATTGATGCTGAAGAATAACTCTGCAGGATATCTAGGCAATCCAAATATTAAACGTGATGGCATAGAGCAAAACTTCACAACTGATGAAGTTCGCGAATATGCTAAGTGCATGAAAGATCCATGTTATTTTGCTCGTAAATACGTTAAGGTTATCTCTCTTGATCAAGGATTAGTTCCGTTTGATCTATATCCATATCAAGAAAAGATGTTTAAACACTTTGCTAATAATCGTTTTTCTATTATTTTAGCATGTCGCCAATCTGGTAAATCAATATCATCTTGTGCATATCTTTTATGGTATGCAATATTCCATCCAGAAAAAACTGTAGCTGTATTAGCTAATAAAGGCGCTACCGCGCGTGAAATGTTAGCGCGCATTACTTTAATGCTTGAAAATCTTCCATTCTTTTTACAGCCAGGTTGTAAAGCAGTAAATAAAGGTTCATTAGAATTTTCAAATAATTCTAGAGTACTTGCTGCAGCAACTTCTGGCTCTTCTATTCGTGGTATGTCTGTTAATTTACTTTTCTTAGATGAGTTTGCATTTGTTGAAAACGACGCGCAATTTTATACTTCAACATATCCTGTAATTGCCGCTGGTAAGAATACACAGGTTATTATTACTTCTACCGCAAATGGCTTGGGTAATGTTTATCATAAACTATATGAAGGTGCTGTACAAAATACAAATGAATTTAAACCGTTTAGAGTTGATTGGTGGGACGTACCTGGCCGAGATGAAGCTTGGAAGAAGCAAACTATTGCAAATACTTCTGAATTGCAATTTCAGCAAGAATTTGGAAATACATTCCATGGAACAAGTAATACTTTAATTAATGGAGATGCATTATTATCTTTAAAAGCAAAAGATATTATTGCTATTGAAAATAATATAAGAATATATGAAACACCATCTGCCGATAAAAACTATATGATGTTTGTAGATGTTGCAAAGGGTCGTGGCCAAGATTATTCTACGTTTAGTATTATTGATATTACTTCACGTCCATTTAGGCAAGTTTGCGTTTTTCAAGATAATAATATATCCCCATTATTATATCCTGATGTTATATACAAATACGCAAAGAGATACAATGAAGCCTATGTTATTATTGAGTCAAACGATCAAGGTTCTGTTGTGTGCAATGGATTATACTATGATTTAGAATATGAAAACGTATATGTTGAATCTGTAGTGAAAGCAAATTCTATTGGCGTAACTATGAATCGTAAGATTAAAAGAATCGGTTGCTCTAATATAAAAGACTTAATTGAACAAAATAAATTACAATTAGCGGATGCTAATACTATTGTCGAATTATCTACTTTTATTGCTCGTGGCAGTTCGTATGAAGCTTCACCAGGAAATCATGACGATCTAGTAATGAATTTAGTTATGTTTGGTTGGTTTAGCACTACTCCGTTCTTTAACGAATTAACTGATATTAATATGAAACAAATGTTATATTCAGAAAAAGTAAAGGCTATGGAAGATGATATAGTTCCTGTCGGTATTTTTGATGATGGGAATAAGAAAAATCAGATAATTGAAGACGGACATATTTGGGAAACTATTGAAACGGGATTTATATGACAAGAGATGAATTAATAGAACAATATACAATATACCATAGACATAGATCTGATAAAAGATGTGAAATTAGGATAAAGGATCTTGAGTTTATATCAAAATTAAATGAAAAATATAATTTTGAAAGTGTATTAGATTATGGCTGTGGTCATGGAAAGCAATATACTGTAAACGGTTATCATTACAGAATGAAAATACCAAGGTTTGGTTTATATGATATAGCATATCCAGATTGGAAAGTGCTTCCAGAAGGTAAATTTGATTTAGTTATATGTACTGATGTTTTAGAGCATATACCTGAAGGAGAATTGTTAGATGAAGCTTTACATAATATTTTTAATAAAGCAAACAAGTACGTATATCTTAAGATATCTACTATTCCAGCACTACAGGTATTGTCAAATGGGCAAAATGCTCACTGTACTTTAAAAAGCTTTCAAGAATGGTCAGATATTTTATTGCCAATGGCTACAGAAAAAGACGTAGGAATTACCTTATTAACGGGTCGCGACCCAAATTAATCATGAAAAACTAGTTATTATAAATAATACTGAATTGATAAAATCCGTATTATGTTCCATATTATAACATAGAGTTTTTAAATCTATTTTGGGAGAAAACACATGGCTTTCCAAGTATCACCTGGTGTACAGGTTCGAGAAATCGACCTGACAAACGTTATACCAGCCGTGTCTACCTCTATTGGTGGATTCGCTGGTGAATTCAACTGGGGGCCTGCTGAAGAAATCCGTTTAGTTAGTTCTGAAAAGCAACTTGCTAAAGTCTTTGGTACGCCTAGTTCCAGTAACTCATTATACTTTTTAACTGCCGCATCATTTTTACAGTACGGAAACGCTCTCAAAGTAGTTCGCGCTGTGAATGCTGATGCTGCTAATGCTTCTTCTACCGCTGGCGGTGCAGGTGCATTATTAATCAAAAATCGAGATGCTTATGATTCAGCAACTTTAGCTGCAACATGGTATGCTAGATACCCTGGCGATTTAGGTAATAGTATTAAAGTATCTATTTGCCAAGCTGGTGTAGATACATTCTCATCTTGGACATATGCTGGTCAGTTTGATGGTGCTCCTGGCACTTCAGATTATGCTGCTGATCGTTCATCATCAAACGATGAAATGCATATTGTTGTAGTAGATGCTGATGGTACAATAACAGGTACTATTGGTGAAGTATTAGAGAGATTCGCATATGTATCTCAGGCATCAGATGCTAAAAATTCTGATGGTACTTCTAACTATTATGTAGATGTAATCAATAATAGTTCTAATAATATCTTCTTTGGTGCTCATAACGCTAACTTAGCTAATGCAGGTACTGTAGCAACTTCAACTTCTGATTACTCTTCTGGATCTACTACTGTTTCAGACGTAACCTTAACTGGTGGAGATAACGGTACTACTGTTACTACTGGGGATCTTCAGACTGCTTTTGATTTGTTTGAAGATGCTGAAACTGTAGATGCTAATTTCCTTTTTGGTGTTCCAGATGCAAATGGCGATACTACAATGGCTAATTACTTAATTGCTATTGCTGCAGCCCGTAAAGATTTAATTGCTTTTGTATCTCCACCAATTGCTGATTCTGTAGGTACAACACAGCCTGCTACTGATGTAGAAACTTGGGCTTCATCTGTAACTGCATCATCTTATGGTTTTATTGATTCATGCGCATTAAAAGTATATGACAAATATAACGACGCTTATACTTGGATCGGTGCTGCTGGTCACATGGCTGGTCTTTGTGCCAACACTGATGACGTAGCTGATCCATGGTTCTCTCCTGCTGGATTTACTCGCGGTCAGGTTTTAGGTATTACTAAAATTGCCTTTAATCCTAAAAAAGCAGAAAGGGATTCTTTATACAAAGCACGTATCAATCCAATTGTTGCATTTCCTGGACAGGGTACTGTACTTTACGGTGATAAGACTGCTCAGGTTAAACCTTCTGCATTCGATCGCATTAACGTACGTCGCTTGTTTATTGTTCTTGAAAAAGCAATTGCAACCGCTGCTAAATATCAACTGTTCGAACTCAATGATGAATTTACACGCGCTATGTTCCGTAATATGGTAGAACCATTCTTACGTGACGTTAAAGGTCGTCGTGGTATCACTGATTTTGCTGTAATATGCGATACGACTAACAATACTGGCGATATTATCGATACGAATCAATTCGTAGCTGATATCTATATCAAGCCAGCACGTTCTATCAACTTTATTACACTCAATTTCATTGCTACCCGCACAGGCGTAGAATTCTCTGAAATCGTCGGTTAATAGGAAAATAGGAGAATAGAAAATGGCTATTTTAGGTGTAGATGATTTTAAATCCAAGCTTACAGGCGGCGGCGCACGTTCTAATCTTTTTAAGGTTGAAATGGGTTGGCCTGCAGGTATTGCCGGAGCTGGTGATACTGAAGTTGGTGCTTTCCTTATTAAGGGAGCGCAGTTACCAAGTTCAGTAGTTGCTCCAATTACAGTCCCATTCCGTGGACGACAGTTACAGATCGCTGGTGATCGTACTTTCGAACCTTGGACTATTACTATTATTAATGATACTGACTTTGCTTTACGTAATGCGTTTGAGCGTTGGATGAACAGAATCAACAATCATAATCAGAATACTGGTTCTACAGATACTACTGATTATTTTGCTGATGCTGCTGTTTATCAGTTAGATAAAGATGGCAACGAGCTAAAGAAATATAATTTCCGCGGCATGTGGCCAAGCAACGTTTCTACTATCGAAGTTTCATTCGATACTGAAAATGCTATTGAAGAGTTTACTGTAGAGTTACAAGTACAGTATTGGGAATCTGATACTACCTCTTAATTTAGTAGTATAGATATTAGATAGTAGGGGAGGAAACTCCCCTACTATACTTTGTTATAAGTTATCGGAGAAATAGTGTGGAATTATTCGGATTCGAATTAAAAAGAAAAACAGCTGATAAAGAAGAAGCTAAGAAAAAGTCATTTGTACTTCCAATGGAAGACGATGGCTCGAGCTATATTTCTACTGGAGCTGGATCTCATTTTGGCCAATACATTGATCTAGATGGGGCATTTGGTACTAAATCCGATGCAGATTTAATTCGTCGCTATCGTGATATATCACAACAACCAGAATGCGATGCTGCAATTGAAGATATTGTAAATGAAGCAATTGTTGGAGATTCTGATTCTGCTCCTGTTGATATTATATTAGATGATTTAGAACAACCTGATAATATCAAAAAACAAATTTCAGAAGAATTTTATAGAATATTAGAATTATTACAGTTTAATCATTATGCTCATGATATTTTCCGTAAATGGTATATTGACGGTCGTTTATATTATCATATTATTGTTGATGAAAAAAGTCCACAAAAAGGTATGTTGGAAATACGTCCAATTGATCCTACAAAAATTCGTAAAGTAAGAGAAGTAGAGAGCGATAAAGATCCTGCTACTAATGCTGATATTATTCGTAAAATAACCGAATATTATATCTATCAAGATACAAACCTTTCTAATACAAATCAAGGTTTGAAGATATCAAAAGATGCTATTCAATATACCACATCAGGTATATTAGATGCTTCACGAAAAAAGATTCTTTCACATTTACATAAAGCAATTAAACCAGTGAATCAGCTTCGTATGATGGAAGATTCATTGGTAATCTATCGCTTATCGCGTGCACCTGAACGACGTATATTTTATATTGACGTCGGTAACTTACCAAAGGGTAAATCAGAAGAATATTTAAAAAATGTTATGGCTAATTACCGTAACAAAATGGTTTATGACGCAAATACCGGTGAAGTAAAAGACGATCGTAAACATATGTCTTTACTTGAAGATTTCTGGCTGCCACGCCGTGAAGGTGGTAGAGGTACAGAAATTACTACATTGCCTGGCGGTGAAAACTTAGGACAAATTGATGATATCATATACTTCCAGAAGAAGTTATATAAGTCATTAAATGTTCCAGTAAATCGTTTAGAACAAGAAGCTCAATTCTCACTTGGTCGTTCAACTGAAATTTCACGCGATGAAGTTAAGTTTCAGAAGTTTATTGATCGCCTACGTAAGAAATTTTCATATTTGTTTATGGATCTTCTTAAGACCCAATTAATTCTAAAAGGTATTATTACTGAACAAGATTGGTTTGAATTTAAAGAATTAATTAATATTGATTTCTTAAAAGATTCTCATTTT